GGCGTACTCCTCGCCCTTGTCGTCGAGGTACTCATCCGGCGCTGTGTCGATGCGCGTCAGCGAGACGAGGTTATCGAGATCGACGTAGAACTGAGCGAGCGCCAGTATCGGCCCTGTGAGCGCGTCCCTGTAGATGCTGCCCTGCCGGGTATCGACGTTTGATGGTGCGTAGGAAAGCGCCTCTGCCATCAGCGCCTCATAGGTTTTGTCTTCAAACACTGTCCGTCGCTCCTTCCATTTGAGTTTTGCCAAACGCTGTATCTGCGATAAAAGAAAAGAACGCCTCGTCGCCATCGAAGCTCATTTTCAGGTCTTCAATGCCTAAAAAGCGTCCGTCTGCACACAGTGCGTCGTTCAGCAGGAACTCCATCTCGGCCTCGATATATTCCTGCGTCACGTTCTTGTCACCGAGAAGCCTCGACACTTCACTGCCGTATTGGTCGTCGTAGGCGTAACAGTCGAATCGAGGCGTTCGAAGCGCCTTTGCTGCAGCTTGCTGGATGGCAATTTCATCGTCAACGAAACCGATTATTCTGCCATTGTCCAAGTCCAGCTTGTACGTTCTGTTCGGTATTTGTGATTCGTCCTGAATCTCTACAATCGGAAAATCAGGTACTACCGACATGCTCTCGCCTCCTCGTCACGCCTTGTCCAGAACAAAATAGAGAGCGCCGTTGTTATATGAAAGCATATAAACCTCGTCGCCCCGTTTCAGAGCATTGTTTACCGTGCACGATCGCGTCCCGATGCTGTGGCCGTCGATGCTGCCGGATATGTGTATTGATACCGAGTAATTGGTCAGGTGCTTCGGGACAAAGGTATTGCTCTCGGTTACAACCAGCTTTGCATCGTTTGAGACCTGTATCTCAAGAGGACTGGCTTTCGTGACTTTGCCGGTCACGATCTCCGCTTTGCTGGACGGCACGGCCAGCGCCAGAAGCTCTCTTAAACTTGTCTCTTTCGGCATTTTCCAGCCTCCTTAATCATCGTCCTCGTCAGCGCCTTCGACCTCGTTGACGGCATTCAGCTTCAAACGCATGGTGTGCTTGTTGCCAACAAACTCGTGCTCATCCTCGTCCACATAGTACGTCGTCTGGATTCCGAGGAAAGGCAGGTTGAGATAAACGGCGATGCCAGAGTATACAGTGGCGTCGCCGATGACTTCGATTTCAAGCGTTTCTTCGCTTTCTTTCTTGATGCTCAAAAGGGTGTTGGCTTTGGATTGCAGCACGGCCTTCTTGTCCTTGCTGTCGCCCTGCTCGGTATATTGCATGATGCCGATCTTGGATTCGATGGAGCTGCTGACAGCCGATGCAAGCGCCTTGTTTGCGTCTGAGTACAGCTTCACGCGGGTATAGGTGTTTTCAATGGAGATCGAGCGCGAATAATCAAGTGTGTTCGCACCTTCCTCAATCACCAACTGCGTGATGTTGTCAGCGCGGGAAATCAAATTCAGGACGCCCTTTTGAGAAAGAACATAGTAGCGCCCGCCATTGCCTTTGTAGGTCTTGGCGAGCGCAGACCAGACGGCATCTGCTGCCGTAGTGTTCGGCATCGTGAGATCGGCGATGGTGTAGCCGGTATCAACCTCCGAATGTTCAATTCCGAACGAGTTGCAGATGGATTGGAATATCTGTGTTGCCGTCTTTTTCTTGAACACGAATGTGTCCATGTTCTTCGTCAGGTAGATACCAGAATCATAGGCTTTGTAGGTGCCCGCGCGCGATATGCTCTGCGAAGCGGTGAAGAAGATACCTCTGAACAGTTCTTCTCCGTTCCACATGAAAAGGCACTGTTGCCCGTCCATGATGCTGATCTCTGGTCTGGCGTGTCCGTGTCGGTCGCTGTCGAGCATGGTGACTTCAAGCGTTCTCGGCATCGACGATTTCTTTCCGCTCCATTTGATGGATTGGACAAGCTCGCTCATGTCGTAGGAGCTGTTGCCCTTCGTCACGACAAAAACAATGCCATCCTTTTTCGCCGGTAATGTCGCCATGACTGCGCCTCCTTACAGGTAGAGCATCGCTCCAACGGGAATCAAGAGCGGGTGGACGATTATCGCCTTGTTCTTCTCATACAACGCCTCCCAAAGAGAGCCGTCGCCATAGAACCGCCGTGCGATCTTGTAGAGCGAATCGCCTTTCCTCACGATGTACGTCTTCGGAGTGATGGAGTTGTTTACACGAGGCTTGCCCGTGGCGAGCGTGAGAATCATGTCATTGTCAGCCATGTGTACCCTCCTACTTGATATACTTCTTCTTGGCCCAGCCGGTCTTGCCACCATACGTGATGTTGTACCAGCTTCCGCTCGTGCTGTTGATCGTGACAGTCTTTCCGTTCTTGATCTTCTTGAGCACCTTCGAGCTCGTGGACTTCTTCTTGTACATCTTCAAGCGCGAGCCGCCGGTCTTGACCTTGCCCGTGGTTGCGCCACCACCGCCACTGCTGCCGCCTGATGGGATTCTGGTTGTGGGAACCAAGTCGATCTTGCGTACCTTTACTTCTCGATACTCTTTCAGCTTGATGGTGTAGTAGAAAGTACCGGGGTCGCCGCCTTTTTCGTAATAGTTCCAGCTCTCTATGCTGCAGAAAAGGTTGACCTTTGTCCCGGTTATGCTGAATTTCACAGGTTTCTTGCTGGCAATCCACTCTTCGATCTTGTCCACGTATGCTTGAGGTGCAAGAGGATTGTCGATACAACCCTGATGCTTCTTTGCCGGAAACCAACATGACCATTCAAACGTCTTTGCGGACGGGTCTTGGATGATCGTTACCTCTCCAAGACCCGCCACCATTACGGATTCGTTCTGGCTGTCGTGCGTAACCGTGATCTGTTCGGGCAGCACGGGAATCCGAAGTTTGTCCTGCCCGGCGTTGTTAGAAATCCAAAATTGGCACTCAGAACTCATAAACGCCGTTGCCTCCTTCAAAGATTTCGTTCGCCAGAATGTTTTGCAGTTGCGGCTTGAGCTGTTCGGATATCAGGTCGATGGCCTGTTCCTTCGTCATGCCGCTGACTTCTATTCTGCCGCCGCCCTTCACGTCGATGACGATATGACGTTCGCGTGTGCTGTTTGAGAAGTCGCTGCTGTTGCCGTTTGAAAGCGCCTCGTAAGGGGATGCCGTAGGAGTGATCGGTGAGGCGCTCGCTTCGGGTGCGAAGGCGTCCGACACGCCGGACACCATGTTCGAGGCTGCGTTCGCAGCCTTCGCGGTCATGCTCTCGATGCCGTTGATCAGGCCCTGACCGGTCATTTCGCCGACCCAAGTGGTGAACTTGGACGGCGACGCGACCTGCATGCCGCTCTGGATGGTCTTTTTGAGCTGCGAGGCCATCTCGCGTGCTCGTGCCATCAGTGTCGAGAACATGCTGTTCATGCCGTTCAACATGCCGCGCATGACGTTCGCGCCTGTGCTATAAAGGTTGATGCTTGCGAACGCCGAGCGGATGTTGCTGCCGGTCGTCCTCGCAGACGATACGGCTGCGCCTCTGCCGGAGTTCATGCCGTTGGTGAGTGTTCGCAGCATGTTGAGACCCTGCGACGTGAGCACGACGCTCTGGGCGACCGCTCGGATTGCCACACCGAGCACGGTCATCACGGCTACGGCTGTCGGCGAACCGGCGGTCATGCCGGTCGCAAACGTCTGGACGACGGTCTGCCCTTCCGCTTCGAGTGTCAGGGCTGCGGCCTCCGTCTGCGTAGCAGTCGAGACCGCCGCCATCGCCGCCGATGCAAACGCATTGGCGAACCCGGAGACGTCCTCCTGCTGCAATCCCTGTCCATAGCCCTGCGCGGCCTCCGCACCCATTGGCATGAATGCCGCAGCGGGCGAGCCGGACTGCTGGGCTGCGCGCACGGCGTTTTCGGTGTTCGTGACGACCGTGCCTGCAGCGCCGGACGGGTCGGTGCCTGCAAGGCCTTCCATGTAGCCAGCACCAGCCTCGCCGCCTGCGGCTCCGAGATCGAGACCGGCGAGCGCGTCTCCGACGCTTCCGATCTCACTTTCGAGGTCGCCAAACCCGGAGGTTGCCGCTTCGATAGAAGATTGCAGGTCAGTTATATCAGATGTGCTCCCGGACAGGTCAGGCATCTCAAGGCCCGACATGCCTTCGATTGCCGTCTTTGTCTCTTCGACAGCTTGGCTTGCCGTCTCAAAGCCGGAAGTGTCAGGCTCCGGGAATTCGAGTGTTGTTCCTGCGAGCGACGTAGACACAGCGTCGGTTGCAGCCGCGATCTGGTCGCCGTAGGAGGATGCGTCAAACACAGGCGTGACAGGCACTTCGACAGGTGATGCATCCGTGCCCGTGCTGTCTGCCGTGTTCTGCGGCACGTAAGTGACAGGCACCTCAACGGGGTCTATATGCTGGATTTCGCCTATGCCTTCGAGGCCAGTCCACGTCCAGATGGAGGACAGGCCACCAGTCAGGTCGTTAATGCGGTCGATACACCAGTTCAGGGCGTTGATCAGGCCGTTGACTATGCCCGTCCAGATGCCGGAGATCGTCGCTCCGATGCCGCTGAAAGCGCCAAGAATCGCATCTACGACGCCCTTTGCGACGTTCCAAATGCCCGTGAAGAATCCGCTGATTGCGGCCCACAGGTTTTGAACCATCGTCCATACGCCTTGAAACGCAGACTTGAGGCTCTCCCATGCGCCAGAGAAGTCGCCGGTGATCGCGCTAAGTACAGCAGATACAACGTCGAGGATGACGCCAAAACCGGCAACGATATACTGAACGACCGGGCCTACCGCGTTGATGATGCCGTTGACGCATCCGACGACCCATGTGACGATTGCGCCGACGACCGTGCCGACGACCTTTGCGATGGCAAGGAACGCCTGACCAAGCACTTGAATCGCCGGGCCGAGCTTCTGGAATACGCCTTGCAGCTTCGTCCACAGTTCTTCGAGCGCGGCTTTCACAGGCTCAAAGTAGCTGGTCAGGTTATCAAAGGAGGTTTTGAAGGCTTCGCCGATGTTGGTGAGGATGCCCTCACCAGCGGCTCCGGCCTCGCCACCGCCAAGCAGCTCATTGATGAATCCGGGAATCTTGCCAAGCACATCGCTCAGCTTTTGCTTGAGGATTTCTCCTGTGTCGGTGATTCCGGCCCAAATCTGCTCCCAGATCGCCGAGCCGACGGTTCCCCATGTGGCGTCAGCGGTGTAGGATTCTCCGAGAATAAGCTCTTTCAGCCAATCTCCGGTGGCGCTGATGCCGCTCTTAATCTTTTCCCAGATCGTTTTGCCGATAGTGCTCCACGAATCTGACGGCGAATAACCCAGCTTTGTCTTAAGCCAATCGCCGGTGGCAGATATTCCGCTTTTGATCTTCTCCCAAATGCTCTTGCCGATTGAACTCCATGAATCCGAGGGGGAATAACCGAGCTTCGTTTTCAGCCAGTCTCCCGTAGCTGATATTCCGCTCTTGATCTTCTCCCATAGCGATTTACCTATGGAGCTCCACGAATCAGAGGGGGAGTAGCCCAGCTTTGTCTTGAGCCAATCTCCCGTTGCGGAGATACCACTCTTGATCTTTTCCCAGAGGCTTTTACCAATGCTGCTCCATGAATCAGATGGAGAGTAGCCAAGTTTGGTTTTCAGCCAGTCGCCGGTAGCGGATATGCCGTTTTTGATCTTGT